TGGGTGTATTCCCACCTTTTTTTATACTCTGTTATGGATGAAAACGAATATAAAATGATTTTGGGTGTTTATCAAAAGAAGACACACGAAATGCTTGCTCAAATTATTGCATTAGAAACAAGAGTACTTGGTTTAAATAATGTTGTTGAGCAATTAAGTACAAAGGTGACTGATCAGGAAAATTTATTGATTCAACTGAAAGGTAAGAAAAAACCAAAAAATATTACACAAGACTCTGAGGATTTCTAATGGCGAAACCTGCTTCACGAGAAGAATTAGTTGACTACTGCAAAAGACAGTTGGGTGCACCAGTCTTGGAAATTAATGTTAGTGACGAACAAGTTGATGACCTAGTTGATGATGCATTTCAATACTTTCAAGAACGTCATTTTGACGGTATTGAAAGAATGTATCTTAAATATCAGTTTACGCAGGGAGATATAGACAGAGGAAAGGCACAGGGAACAACTGGTGTAGGTATTGTAACAACCACAGGGATATCTACAGCAATAAGTGGTTATGGTACAACCACATCAAATTTTTATGAGACATCAAATTTCATTCAAGTACCTGAAACTGTTGTAGGTATAGAAAAAATATTTAAATTTGATATGAGTGCGATATCTGGTGGTATGTTTAGTATTAAATACCAGTTATTCTTGAATGACTTATATTATTTTAATTCAGTTGAATTATTACAATATGCGATGGTAAAATCATATCTGGAGGATATTGACTTTTTATTAACGACTGAAGCACAGATAAGATTTAACAAAAGACAGGATAGATTATATCTAGATATTGATTATAACAGTTTAAACGCTGGTGATTTTATTGTTATTGACTGTCATAGAATATTAGATCCAACAACTTACACTCAACTTTTCAATGATAGTTTCATGAAAAGATATCTTACATCTTTAATGAAAAGACAGTGGGGACAAAATTTGATAAAGTTTCAAGGTGTTAAATTACCAGGTGGAATTGAGTTAAATGGTAGACAGATATATGATGATGCTTTAAGAGAACTTGAGATGATTAAACAGGAAATGAGCACTACCTACGAATTACCACCACTTGATTTTATTGGATAATGGCTTTAAATCCCTTTTTTCTACAAGGTTCACCTGAAGAACAAGATTTGATTCAATCGCTTGTAAATGAGCAATTGAAAATTTATGGTGTAGAAGTAACATATATTCCAAGAAAATTTGTTAATAGAGGAACAATTTTTCAGGAAATTCAAACATCAAAGTTTGATGATAATTTTCAACTTGAAGCGTATATTAATACATGGGATGGTTACAGTGGAGCAGGAGATGTATTAACTAAGTTTGGTATGAGTTTAAGAGATGAGTTACAATTAGTAATATCAAGAGAGAGATTTGAAGACTTTATCTCACCATTTCTAAGTCAAGAAGATGTTGATGAAGTAGGTGAAGCAGTGATGAGACCTCGTGAAGGTGATTTAGTATTTTTTCCTTTAGGTGGTAGATTATTTGAAATAAAATTTGTAGAGCATGAAGTTCCTTTTTATCAGTTAGGTAATACTTATGTTTATGAATTGCAATGTGAATTGTTTGAATACAATGATGAAACACTTGATACTGGTATTGATGCAATTGATAGTAAAACAGAAGATTTAGGTGTTATTACTGATCTTCAAATGAATAGTGTTGGATCCGCAGCGACTGCTACAGCAACCATAGGAACAGGATTTGTTAAGAGTATAAGTCTACTAAATGATGGATCAGGATTTACAAGTGCTCCTACCATAGGATTATCTACAGCACCTAGTGGTGGAATAAATGCTACTGCTGTGGGTATATTAACCACAAGAAACAATGTAACTTCTATAGAAGAAATAGTAATTACAAATTCAGGTGCTGGATATACTGTTGCACCAGTAGTCACGATCTCTGGTGGTGGAGGTGTTGGTGCTGCTGCTACTGCATTAATAAGATCAGATGGTAAAAAAGGAATTATACGTATTTCTATTGGAGGTACAGGTGGAGTTGGTTATTCTACAACACCAAACGTATCCATTTCACTTCCATCTCTATCACCACAATTACCTGCTTCTGCTCGTGCTGAAGTCGGTGCTGGTGGAACTATATCGAATATCTTTATTCAAGATGCTGGTGCAGGATTCTTCTCACCACCAACAATTACAGTCGGTCCACCTTCGTCTGCTGGTATAGGATCTGGAAGTTACTGGTTCAACGAACTTGTATCAGGCAATAGATCCAACGCATCTGCAAGAGTTAAGAGATGGGATCTTGATACTAAGATACTACAAGTTGGAATAGAGACTGGTCAATTCTTGAGAGGAGAAATCGTTACTGGATCAAGATCTGGTGCTCAATATACTATAAAAGTAGGAACAGCGAACACAGATAAGGATAAATATGATCATAGTGACGAAATTGAGAATGAAGCAGATCAAATTCTGGATTTCACTGAATCAAACCCATTTGGATTATTTTAATGTTAGGGACTTATTTTTATCACGAAGTTATTAGAAAAACCATCATAGGTTTTGGAACATTGTTTAACAACATGGAAGTTAGACATCAAACTTCTGATGGGACGACTGTTGATATAAAGAGAGTCCCTTTAGCATATGGTCCTGCAGCAAAATTTATCGCTAGATTAGAGCAGCAACCTGATTTAAATAAAATGGTTGCGATTACATTACCTAGAATGTCTTTTGAGATGACTTCTATTGCTTATGACTCAACTAGAAAATCAGGCATAACTCAGACATTCAAAGCTGTAGATAATACAACCAATAAGTTAAAGAAAGTCTTCATGCCTGTTCCTTATAATATTGGGTTTGAATTAAGTTTACTTACTAAAATTAATGATGACGCATTACAAGTTGTAGAGCAAATATTACCATTTTTTCAACCATCATTTAGTATCACAATTAATTTGATTGATTCAATTGGCGAAAAAAGAGATGTTCCCATAACACTCACCAACGTCACTTTTCAAGACGATTATGAGGGAGATTTTTCAACTAGAAGAGCATTGATATACACGTTCCAATTTGTTGCAAAGACATACTTATACGGACCAATCGCAGAGAATCCAGAGGGTCTTATCAAGAAAGTCATTGTTGATCAATATGCAAGTGTTGATACTGTAAACGCTAAGAGAGAGATGAGATATACTGTAACTCCAACTGCAACTAAAGATTACAATAGTGATGGTGTGATAGATAGTAATGATAATGCACTTATCGTTCCAGGCGATGACTTTGGATTCAGTGAAACATCTGAATTCTTTGATGATGGTAGAGATCGCAGTCCAACAAAACAAAGTGATATCTAATGGAAAACTATGAATCTATTGATAAAGCATTAAATATCAGCGAACCTGATGTTGTGCCTATAAAAAAAGAAAGTCCTAAAAAAGATGATCGTGTAAAGATTAATGAGATTGAAAAGGACTATGAGTACACTCGTGCTAATTTATATTCAATCATAGAAAAAGGTCAAGAAGCAATCAATGGAATAATGGAAGTTGCAGGTGAGAGTGCAAGTCCCAGAGCGTATGAAGTAGCAGGTCAACTTATAAAATCTGTAGCAGACACAACTGATAAGTTGATGGATTTACAGAAAAAAATTAAAGACGTAAATGAAGATAGTCCGAAAACTAATAACGTAACTAATAACGCTTTATTTGTGGGTTCTACATCTGAACTCTCAAAGATGCTAAAGAAAGGGTTTCTAAATAATAAAGAGGAAAAATAATCGCTACAATGAAGAAGTGTAAGGAAGGACACTATTACTGTTTCCAAGATAGCAAGTGCAAACCGATTCCAAAAGGTTATCGCAGGGGAGTTGGTGGGTATCTTCGTAAAGAGCGTGAAGATGAAAAGGAGGATTCCAAAAAGAATGGTAATGGCAACGGTAACGGAAACAATGGCTCAAATGGGAGTAATGGGAATGGTTCTGGAAATGGTAACGGTGTCTCTGGTGGTAATGGTGGTGGTAATGGCTCAGGGGGAGTAGGAGAGAGTTTTGAAACAA